GGTCAGGATGATCAGCCCGTTACCGGCCGTCATCACCTTGTAAAGCTCGGTAGTCTTGCCGTCCTCGTCGAGGCTGAACCGGGCGTAGCTCTCCTCGACCCAGATCTCCCGTCCGGCGTCGCGGCGGTCAGGGTAAGGGTAATCGTCCTCCTGGTGGCGCTCTACCCGCTCCAGATTGTACTCGCCGCTATCGTCCTGCGGCACCAGGTCAAGGCACTCCTCGTCGTAACCCTGCTGGATCAAATCGGAGTAGGTCCACCTGCGGCGGTGGGAGATAAACGGGATGTCGCCGCGCTTGCTGCGCTGCGAAAACAGGATCTCCTCGGGTGGTATGTTGACGATCGTAACTTTACCGTTCTCACGGGTGACCCGTAATGTGCAGTCGTAAAGCTCGACCGGAGGCGGCGGCGCGGGCGGCTGCTGCATCGCGGCCATCAGAGACATCATCGCTGCTGGCGGCTGAGGCAGCGCTGCAGGAGCTGCAGGAGGCCCTGGCGGCCCTGAAGGCGGCCCCAAGCCTTGCGGTGGCCCGGATGGCTGTGGCCCACCTGGGGGCGCTCCGGGAGGCGGCGGAGATGATATTTCCCCGGATGGAGGTGGCCCGCCTTGAGGCGGTCCAGAAAAGTGCGGAGAAGGTACTGCGGGCATGGGAGGCGGCGGCACGTAAGGCCGGTCTAAATTGAACTCGTCCATGTCCTGGAGGTACTTCGTCAGCTTGACGACCTCGACATCCTCGTCCTGGCCTAAGAGCGCGTCGTACTGCTCCTTTGTCAGTCCGGTGTAGCTCTCGGTCTCGGTGGTTTTCTGGGTGTCCCAATAGTACTTGACCCAGCCGAGGCGCTCCAACAGGGCGTCCTTAAACCAATCGTGCAGGACCAAGAACCCTTGGTTCTCCCGCATAAAGACATGGTTCAGATACTCGGTGGCCTGCTTGGCCTGTTGTTCTGTACCCGGCCTCGGCGGCTCTACCGTGCAAATCTTGTCGGAGGCAGTGAATATCCGGATAAGGGCGGGAAGAACCCACTCTACCGCCTCCAATACAGTACGCATGACAACGGTCGATCGGGAGCCGTCCTCGACCTCGTTGCCAAAGGGCTGGCCCTCGTAATATCTGAGGGCCTGCAACCGATCGCTGCTGAGGGTGCCGCCGTCGCGGCCTAGCGCACTTTCAAGCTCCTGCCGGATCACGGACTTGACGTGATCCTCGTCGAGGTCGTCGAGGTCGAGGCCCTGAACGATCTCCACCCGCCTCTCGCGCCCGCTGCGGCCCCTGGTGTCACCCAGAAAAGCCGAGCCTTGCAGGCCGTAATCACTCATCGATTACGACCCCGGCGGGCGACCCGACCGACGCAATACCGCCCGCTCCGGAGCGTGGTCCGGCTGCTCACCATACAGCTCCTGCGCAAGCTCCCGCCCTTCCCGCATCTCCTTAACCTCGGCCTCCAGCTTCTCCACCCGCTCCACCAGTGCAGCCCAAGCCGCGGTGTCACTCTGTGCCATCGACCCGTCTCCTGTTTGTCCTCGCCAACCGCTCGGGCTCGCTCACGGGCACGCTGCCTTTTTATACAAGGCACCCGCGCTGTCGACGCACACCGCCAACCCGCCGCCGCCCGCCGACGTCGGTAGCGCGGTGAACGTCATCGGCCCCGAAAACAGGCTGCGCGCCGTGCTGTCGCTGTAAATCGCATAATTCGTCGAGGCCGCGCCGCCGTTGCCGTTTATCCAAAGCCCCTGGTTGATCGTGCCGGCACTGCTGCCGGTGCCCAGACCTGCCCTGAACCCGGTATTCACCACCTGGCCGCCGGCCCCGGCCGCCGCCGTCACAGGGCCTGCCAGAAACCCGAAATTGCTGTAAGAGCCGCTGGTTGCACCATTGCCGGTGCCGGACCCGCCGGCCGCATACCCGATAATACTGCCGGGCCGCACCGCAGAGGTGTTTACCGGCGCAAAGTCATAGCCGTAAACCTGGCCCAGCGTGCCGGTAAAACCGGCCGCCAGGCTGGGCTGCGACAGAAACCCGCGAACCGCCCCCACCGGCACCGCCGATGTGCCCAACGTGGGCGACGACAAATACTCGTTAACCGTGCTCAGCGACGCCCCGCCGGGCTTGTAGACGGTGTTGGCCATCCGGGCGACATAGTCACTGGTCACATTGGAGATAATCGTCTCGTTGGGTGACGGCATGATCTTGGTACTGGCATTGAGCACGTAATAGGTGCCAAGACTGCCGCCCTTGAAGTAGTTGTTTCTGACAATCGTGTTAACGTGTGGGGTGGCGGTGAACCGCTCGAAATAGCTATAGAGCTGATTAGGGCCGCCAAGGTCCGTGTTGTTCTGGATCACATTATCGGTGGGCGGGATCAGGGTGTTTGGATAAGCCGGGCCGGCATTGTCCACCACCTGATAAGCGCCCCAGGTCTGATTGCCCTGCGGCACCGCGGTGCCGGCGTTCTGACTGGTGTTGCCCTCGACCAAGTTGTAGCTGCCGTACAGCACAACGCAGGCGCCGCCGATGTTCTTGCACTGATTGTTGGAGAATACGCTGTACTCGCCGTCCAGCTCGATGCCGCCAGCCGGGGTGGCGTTGATGTCATACGTCGTCGCGCTGTCGTGCAGGATATTGCCGCTGAAGAAATGCCGGCGGGATATTACCTGGACCTGATACAGAGCGGTGCCCGAGGCCCAGCCGGAAATGTCGTTGTTGGTGACAAAGATATTCTCGCCGGAAGTCTGTATTCCGCCGTTCTGTATCTTGTTGTTGTGGATATGCACATTGTTAAACTGGGCCGTGCCGCCGCCCATCAAGATGCCGCCGCTATTACCATGCAGCGGCTCCTGCACCGTCAGGTGGAACCGGCTGTTCTGGACCGTCCAGTTGTGACTATCGCAGCCATCCGCCTGGGCCAGGAGGCCGACCGAGCTGTCCGGGATATTGGTCATCGACATATTGTCGATTACAAAATCGTTCTGGCAACTGTATCGGAAAACCACGCTGAAGACGGTTATGCCGGCGTCATTGTCAAGCACCCCGGCCAGATCGATCGATAGATTACGCCAGCCGCCACCGCTGCCGTTTGTCATGTTGAAAAGACCGTTGCCTGCCCCATTGGTCAGAAACGGCAAGGTGCAACCAGGCTTTACCTTCAAGAGCGTAGCATCCCGGCCGGCGCCGATTATTGTCGCGGCGCTGGCAAAGGTATAAGTGCCGCAATTAAACAGGTAGGTGCCCGGTCCAAAATAGATGTTCGGGCTGCCGGTCTTTGCCGCCATCGCTGCGATACACGCGGCGTTGTCGGTTACCCCGTCGCCTTTGCAACCGAGATCCTTCTGCGCGTCCAGCGTCGGCCAGGCGCCGAGGTTGGCGCGGGCCTCCGGCAACTTCGCGTTGCTGCTGTCCTGGTACATATCGGCGTGCGCCGGGAGGGCAACCGCCGCTTGGGCCAGCGGCATCAGGGCGACAAGCGCCAGCCACTTCATGGCGTGCCCCAAAACGATTTCTGGTTCTGCTGCAGCGCCGTTCGCTCACCTGCCGTCAATGCGTAGTTATCCCACCATACCGCTTCGGTGTATGAGCACGACGGCGCCGCCCCATTGTACAACTCGTAGATCGGCCCCAGCGTCGTCACCGCCGTTACCGGCCCCGTTGTTTCGGCACCGTCAATCCCAACCACCGATCCAGCGCCGGCAATAACCCCGACGCCCGAGTGCCACACCGCCGCACTCGCCGGCGCCGACAACGCCGCGCCGTTATACAGCACCAACGACGCACCATTGATGCCCAGCAACTGGCTCGCAGCCTGGATGCCGTAGCAAAGCCCGCCGGCCGCCGCCACCCTCAGCACTACGCTGAAACTCGCCGACACTGCCCCCGGTGTCGCGTCCGGCGCTTGCATAAACTGCCCGGTCGTCGAACTGGCGCAGGGCAGGCCGCCGATGCAGTTGAAGACAAACTGCGGCTGCGCCGCCGGGTTGGTCTGCGTCGCATGCCGGGAGTTGCCGGACTGATCGTAACGCGTCTTGATAAAACACGTCGTCGCGGCGCAGTGCGCCGCCGCCGCCGCCACGTCGAGCAGCGCCCCCAGACCCGGGACGAAACCAAGGAAATTTATGTCCAGTTCGGCGTTGTCACTGGCCCGCCGGATGCGTATCGCCGGGCCGGCATACGTGCTGCGCAGCTTCCTGAAGCTGTACGCCGCCGCCGGGGCACTCGCGACACCGTCCAGCGGCAACACCGCCGAGGCGATCCGGTGCCCGCGATAGGGCGCATGCATCCGCGCATCGGCCGGGGTTGCTGCCGCGACCGCCGCCGCCAGCACTGCCGCCGCGAGCACGCGCACGCTCAAATCCCGCTGCCCGGCGTGATATACACCGTCGCCGCCGTGCCGGCGCTGATCCCCGCCACATACTGCTGCTTACAACCGATCACCTCGACGGTGCCGGGCGCGATCGGCATGCCGGCGGCCACGGTGGCGACGATCGCGACATCGCCGCAGGCCAGGAAGACGGGGACCGTGCCGGCGTTGTAGACGCGCATGCTCGGGTTGTTGGCCGCCGTCTGCACCTGCACCCGCGCCGTCGCGCCGGTTACCGCCAGGCTCACCGTCGCCGCGCCCGGGGCGAAGGCCGATACGTTCTGCGCCAGCGCGGGTACCGGCAGCAGCACCGCGGCTGCTGCCAGCAAGGCTGCTGCCTTCATGGTGCGCTGAACCGGCGGCGCCACCCCAACGCCCCCGCCATCCCTAACAAGCTGCCGCCCAGCAACAGCAAACTAGCCGGCTCCGGCACCGCATTGGCCGCCGCGTTGCCCGCCACGCTGGCGGTAAAACTGGCGATCGTCTGGCCGGTGTCGCAGGCCGGACACGCGGTCACGCTTACCGGCGGGTCCACGTTGGTCAGGGAGAACCCAATAGCGCGCGGCAGATCAAGGGTCGCGATCGTGTCGGAGGCAAACACCGCCGCCTGTGCCGCAATCACGATCTGGGTGCCACCGATCACCGCAATCGCCCCATCGGTAAAGGCGCCGCTCAGATAGTTGGTGTCGGCCGGGGCGCATGCCGCCGTCGAGCAGATCGAAAACGTGCCGCTGAAATGCTGCGTCACGACAACCCCGCCCGTCACCGTAGCGCCGGTCGAATTGGCCGCGCTGAGGTCGAGAAAGGCACTGATCGGCGTTGGATCGGCGCTGGCGATCTGAGTAATGGTCACCGCGATATCGCTGCCGGCGATCGTGGTGCCACCGAGACCGCCGGTGCCGGTGATGGTATTCGCACCACTATTTTGACCAAACGTGATGATCGTGTCGGCCTTGGCCGGCGGGCTCGCAAGCAGAGCAACCGCTGCTGCGCCAGCTAACAGGTGCCTCATATCAAACCTCCGTACGAGTCGTTGAGGCGGGCCGGTAATGGCCCGCCTCGCCTCGTCTGATCCGGTTACGTCTTGGGCTGCGCGGTCGGCGGCAGGGTGTTGTCGGGCCGCCCGCCTTGGCCCGGCAAGGTATTATCCGGCCGCGGCGGGCGGCCAGGGCGGCCACCGGGCAGTTCGTTGTCGACGCCAGGCTGCCCTTCCGGCAGGCTGTGATCCGGGTAGGCCGGCGGTGGGGCGATCGGGTGCTCCGGGCGCAGGCTGGTATCCACCACCACCCAGCGATAACCAACCCCGGGGATCCAGACAAAAATCATGATCTCGCCATCGCCCAGTTCCGGCGGCAGCGGGGGGTAAACACTGGCCGGCGGCATCGGCAGCGAATTGTCGGGGCCGATCGGGTGATAAATCGGCAGCGACGGATACACCGGTTGCGGCGGCAGGCTGTTGTCGGGGTGCACCGGGCGCGGCGGCATCGGCCAGACGTGCGGCGGCCGCGGCAGACTGTTATCCGGCTTTACCGGGTAGGTCGGCGGGATCGCGATCGGGTGCGTCGGCGTCCCCGGTATCGGCCAGATCGTCACCGGCGGCAACGGGATCCCATACCCCGGATCGACCGGGCCTTGAACCGGCGGCAGGCCCTGGTCGGGGCGGTTGCCGCCGCCCTCCGGGATACCGTAATCCGGGTCGACCGGGCCTTCCCCAGTGTGCCGGACATGGATCGGGCTGCGGCTGACTGCTACATAAGGCATTGAGATTTGTCCCCTTTTGCAAAAGAAAAGGCGGCCGATATGGCCGCCCCCAGTCGTCGGAAATTCGGCTGCTGTCAGCCCGGCTCGCAGATCAAAATTAGCTGAGCGACGCCTTGTGCATCCGGCTCCAACTGAAACGTCATCTCCAGCGGCTGATGAGGCTGTAACGGCTGGCCCGTGCCCATGTTGGAGCGCAACAGGACGGGGACAGCCAAGGCGTTGGTGTAAGTCAGTTTGACGATCACGGCACCGCCTCCTCTATGAGCTTTCGCACCAGGTCACACGGCTCGATCACGCTGACGAATTTGCCGTCGGAGAGACCGACAACGCAGTGCACGTCTTTGGTCAGCAATTTGTTGGGTTGGCCAATCGACGACATGGTTGCGTGCAAGGCGGTGACATGCGCCGGGTTGACCGCAACCTCGCCGCCGCCGACCCGGTGCAACAGCACCATATGCAGCGCCAGGGCGAGGGCCTTCATTCACCTTACTTTCGCTGCTCCATGCACCGGTCCAGCATCTTGCTGACGATCTCGGTGCGCTTTTCCATCTGGTTGGACAGGAACCACAATGTCCCGCCGAGAAAAGCCGCATTCAATACGCACAGCATCAAAAACGCCGGCGGCAGCGCGCTGATCAGGCCGCGACTGATGTCAGCAACGGCGCCCGCGGCCCCGCCGCGCGGCTCTTCGCTCACACGAGACCCAGCTGGCGGTATTTCAATTTCTGTGGCCGGCCCTGCGGGGTCTCGTACGCCACCGCTAAGAGCCCAAATGCGTCCGCGCTATGACTGCTCCAATCATGCTCGGGGCCTAGGCCGACATCTCTGATGTCTTCACTGCGGCGCTCGTGATACCACCCCAAGGCGTCACGGCCGGCCTCGGTCGTCTCGGCGTTAAACCAGATACTCGGGAAGAGCCTTCGGGCCGCCTCAATTCGCATCCTGGCTGCGCCTCTTCCCTGGTTAGGGATCACCTCTACCGGAAAGCCCGCCTGGCGGATCGCGCTCTCAAAAGAAACGTCGTAGACCCGGTCGTGACTGGCACCATCGTGCGGAAGGTATATATGGGCCTTCCCCCAGCCTCGGTCTCGTAACCATTGAAGGTGTACCGCCAATGGCTCTCCGATAGCCTCATAATAGTCCAGCACTCGTACTTCCCGGGAGACGAACTGCGCGATCCAGCAGGAATAAGCATCGCTCTTGGCCCCCGTGCCGCCAATATCGACAAACGCCTTGATCGGCAGCAGCGGATCCCGGGAAACCTTCCCAATCCGGCCCTCCCGCTGCGCCTCCGAGAGAAGGGCAGCAAAGTAGGCACCGACATGCGCCGTCGCGTAGTCGCCCTCCCAAATGTGCGGGTACTGCTCCGGCCGCTTCTGCTCGTCCTCTCGCCGGATCTGATCCAGCGTGCTGGGGAACCACGGATTGTCGCGCCAGTTTACCTCGACAATCTTGCTATTCTCCGGCGGGTTCTCGCGAAAGCGCTGGTTCGTCGGGCTGGCCCGCCGCTCCGGGTTCCAGGTCACCCAGATTTCCGCATTCTCCTCGCGCACCGTCGGGATAGCCTTTTGCCAGGCCTGCTCCGATATGTGCTCGGCCTCGTCAACCCAAAGCAGTCGGATGCGCGACGTCGATTTCACGCTCTCGATGTTTCTTCGCAGGCCGACAAAGACGAAGTCGATCCTGCCGTCCCTGGTTCGTATGTACTTTTCGCCAATATCATAGCTGTCGGCCAGCCAGGGTTCGCTCTCGATCGCCGCCTTAACCTCCGCCATGCTGCTTTCATCCAGGGAGTTCTGGAACTCCCGGCCGCAAACAATTACCCCGCTCTCCCGTGCTTGGGCACATCTGAGCCCGTGTACCGCCGCCATCTTTGCGGCGGAGCGCGACTTTCCGCTGCCCCGGCCGCCGTAGGCGCCGCGGTAGAGGGCCTCGCCGCTAAACACCTCCACCAATTTCCTGGGCAGCGCGATCTGTCCCGCCGGCATCAAGCGCGCCCGTCGATATGCGTTGCCGCGTCAAACAACACGCGCGCAACCTCCGAGTTGTCGCCCGCAGCTTCGAGGTTGCCGAATGCAGTCAAGATGTCGGCAATCAGTCGCATGCGTTCCCGATACGTCTTGCCGGCACAGAAATTGAGGATCGCGTTGGTGAACCGTTCATCGAACTCGCTCATCCTTCGCCCGCTTTTGCGTCACAGCTTCCCGTCCCCCAGCTCAAAGCTCAGCCATTGATCCCGCGGGCCACCCATATCGATCACCCGTCCCGGCAGAGGCCGCGGCTGCGAGCGCACCTGGCGCACCCACGCCGCCCAATACTCCCGCGACACCACCGCCGCCCGCTTGGCAGCCACCACCCTCGCCCGGCGGCCAGCCGCGTCCCGCTGACGACGGACCTCGGCTTCTCTCTCTTCAGCAACACGCAGCGCTTCCACCCGCCGACGCTGCGCTTCCGCCCTGGCCGGCTCCCCCGACCGCAAAACCGCAGCCGCCACCGCGTCCCGGGTGGCCGCCGCATCCCACGCCAATACCGCCGCCCTCGCGTCCTCCGCCTCGGCCCGCGCCCGCTTCAACCGCCGCCGCGCATCCTCCACCCGGTACAATGCCTGCCACTCATCGGCGTAATCCGCCGCCGCATGCAACTGCCACGGCCCCCATGGCCGACACCGCTGCCGTTGGACAAAACCCCGGACAAGATAATCCTTCGTCCACACCGTGCGCTAACTCGGCCTCTAACGCGTAGGTTGAATGAAACTTTTTCCGATAGCTAAAAAAATAAATCGCCCGGAGCTACACACACGTCGGTGCGTGGTGGGGCCACCGCCACGGCGATGGGAACCCAATTTCCTGACGGGTGCCCCCGGGGGTGGCCCGGGGGTGTGGGGGAGAGGTTGGGGCTATCCAACCAGCCTGACCCGCACGCCCTCGCGCGCGTATATAGACAGACAGCACCCGCACTCAGACGACACCTACCGCTATAGGTGCGGTAGATATCAGCGCAAACCCCCAGCGTTTCTGCCACTTTGTCTGACGCGCATCAAGCCGGGCTACCACTAGGCTTCCGAATACGCTGTTTTCGGGGCTTCGACGGGGTCACGTCGACGATCGGCCGCGGGTCAACCGGCACCAACTCGATGCGAGTGACCAACGGCCGATCAGCATCACCAACCAGCTCCGCCGTCACCTTGTCACCAAACTGTTTGGGCAGCATCTTAGAGAGCATCCACTTACGGCTTTCAGCACGCAGCCGAGCGTGCTGCACCATCGCGTTGTCAGGTGCGCCATCGAACATGATCGGCTCGTCGCTGATAAGGATTACCTGATCAGCCAATGTCTCGTAACCAAGTAATCGCGCGCGTGCGTATCTGTCCGCAAACGTCAGCGCGCCACCTTCACCGTCACCAGGCGGCGGCCTGTCCAACGCCCACATCTTGACAGTGCTTTGCGGCGGCATGTGCGCGTCCTGACAGATCGTTGCCAGGCTCTCGCCCTCCGCCAGGCGCTCGATAATCTCGTCTGCGATCTCAGGGCGATAGGTCCACTGCCGGCCCCTCGCCCTCGTCATCGCCACCTGCGCCAACCCGTCAGAAGCCATCAGCGATCAGATATTTCTGCACTGAGCGCATCTTTTCCCTCGCCATCCACCTCACCTTGTGTCACTGCGTGTGGTGACGGTTGGTAGTTCCACATCTCAGTGTCGGTGTCGGCATGCCGCGCACTGTCACTATGCACCCACACAGTCGGCTCCTCCTCGTCCCGCACCGGCCGGCACCAGCACATCACACTAGCAATGTGCTCCTGCGGCATGGCCGCTGGCTCCTCCTGCGGCATGCCTAAACCTCGATCAATTCTGAGGAATTGCCGCTCGCCGCCAGAGGGCCTCTTTCCCCGGCCGCTATACCCCCACCCGGGCCACCCGTTCCCTGCATCTGGCGAGCGTCCCGCATAGCTCTCTGAGCATCCTGATCCGGCATTGGGCTCCACCGCACCTTGTGCACGGGCTGGGTCGCGCTCTCAGCCATCGTAAACCTGGCCATGACGTGGATCGAAGGGAGCCGCATCTCACCCCCAAGCCCCTGGCTCGTCAAATGCATCGGCTGATCCGGCACGCCAGCCGCGACCAGAACCCTGGCCAACGCATACGAGGCACCGCTGCGCGAGCTTGCGGCGTAGCCCACGCCGTCGACCGTGCACTCGGCGACCCACGGGCAACCACGGTTCGTCCTGTGTTGCTCGTCGGGCCGCTGCTTCGCCTGGATCACCGCAGCGCCCTAGCGGACCGCGTAGCCTTCCGCGTCAACCCGCATGCGTCCTGGTGTCCCGTTGAGGTAGGCAATGATCCGGTGCTCGCCGTCGTGCATGATCCGCCGGAGCTGCGATGCCTGCCTGCCGCGGCCATTACGTTCGAGTTCATCCAGCGCCTCCAGTTTTCGCCACGAGAACGGATGCGGCTGCGACCTGGCCCACATCACCAGCCGCTGATCCCGGGTCAGCAGGAACAACCATCCCAGGACCTCTTCGCATCGGGTGATTTCGGCGGGAGTTGGCGGAATGCGGGGGGCTCTGGCCGGGAGCCAACCGTAGGCGAGCCAATCGTAGACCACATCGGGCCAGACAACTCGGTAGTCGTCAGGGCGGGAGTTACGGGGCATCGGCAGACGCTGGATCGTATATGCCGCCTCCCGCAACCGATCGCGAACGGTCTCCTGGTCCCATAGCCCGCACTTCTGCGAGCCTGCCCCTGTCGGGTATCCCGGAATGTTGCATGCGTCAAGGCTATTTTGCACCCACACCCCCGCGCCGGCCCAACACCACCCTACACCAACTCCTCGGCCGCTATCTATCCATCAACTCGTTTTCCGCGTCCCACAAAGCCTGTAGTCGAGTTTCCGCCTGTCGTTTTCGCGAAGCCTCTTCGGCCAGCACCATCTCAGTCATCCGTAAGAGGTCGCCTGCGCTGGGGACGATACCGCGCCCGTGCTGCCGCCACCATGCGGTGCACAGGTAGAGCGTATCCGCGACTACAATCAGCGTGGACTTTACGTCCTCCCCACAAACCACCGCCTCATCAGAGCGAAGCGTGTCCAGGCCGTTCAGCAACCGATCGAACTCACCCACTGATCCCGACATCCTGTGTTCCTCTGTGCCTTTTGACTAGAGCTGACTAGAGCTGACTAGAACCGACTAGAAATCGTGAGGATAGTGATACGCGTACACGGCTATATATTTTTTCTCTCTCTCTTTTCTAAACATATGGAGTTCCCCCACGCGCGCGCGTAGTATCACGATCGGCTCGGTCTCAGCGGTACTGCCCCAGACGGTTCATCGCCTGTTTGACCCGTTCAGCCCGAACAGTCTCAGATGCCCTGCGCGCGGCAAACTGGTCCTGCAGACCGGGGCGCACCTGCCAGGCATAGTTGCTCGGGTAATGCGTCTCCGGTTGCAGCCAGCCGCCGATGGTCAGCAGGAACACCGCATCCTGGACTTCCTTCAGCGAGCGCAGCGACCGGCACGCGGCAATGTCGCGGCGCAACTGCCCTGCGGTAACCCGGGGCATCGGATGGCGCAGCAGGAAACTCCCGATCGCTTGCGCGGTATGATCGGCCGATCCTGGCAGCCCGGCATAGAACACCTCGGCATGCCCCAGCAGAAACCGCGCGTATCTTCCGGCCCTGGCTACGGTGGCCTCGGGGATCACCTGATCCTGCCCGCCGTCGATCAGGTGTAGGATCAGCGCTGTACGGGCGTGCACTCCGTGCAGTTTTCGGATAAACCCGCGTAATCCAACGCCAATGTCCGGCCGCAGCAGGAGATCCTCGCCGGCACTCTCGGTCTCTCGGATGTGCCCCTCGCCTGCCGGATCTGTGCGATAGCTCTCGAACGCTCCGATCGCCAAGAGCTGGTCGATGATGGCGAGGATTGCGCCGATCTCCGGTGTGCCCGCCGCTCGCCGGCCCTGAGACGACACTGGCTGTTGCAAGACGATACCCAGCCGTGACAGCAGCCCGTCTTCGTCCAGCCCGGTAAAACTTGCCAGTTTTTGCGGTTGGATACCGCCTAGCATGGCTAACGCGCAATTATCGATCGTCGTGGTTCGCGTCATCCGCCCGATCGTCATCGGGCCGCCTTCGTATGTCTCCAGGAAAAACGCCCGTTCGGCAGCCCCGTGACCGCCGCCGGAATACCGCCCGAAATCGAACAGCCCGGCCAATTCGTCCCGCAGGTACAGCAACCCGCGCGGATTGGCGGCCATCCACTCCTGTAATTTCTCGATCGTGGTGTCCTCTGCCAGGAGCGCCCGCACGGTGGGTGCGTGCTGTTGCTGTCTGTCGGCTTTTGGCAAGGCCTGCCACAGGGCTGCGTCACGGCCATACTGTTTCATCCGCTCCAGGTTTTGCCGCCGCAGTGACGCCAGCGGGTGCCGCAACAAGGCTGTTTTGCGTAGCCCGGTCTCGGCCACCAGCATGGTCCACAGCACCGGGCGCACGTCCCACAGCGTATTGGCGTAAGGGGTGAGCAAGATCCGCTTGTCGGCCGCCCCGGAGGCTGCGGTAAGCATCACCGCCCCCAGCGCCCCTAAATCCACACCATCGCGCGCCGCCAGGTCGCCCATGCTGTCTTCCAGCCGGGCCGGGCCGACACTTCCCGGCCACGCCGGCGGCGCCAGCCTGGTCCACAGATCGATCGCCTCACCGGATAAAGGGCGTGGGTGTACCCGCGCCAGCCTTGCCGGGTCTACCGCGTCAAATTCCAGGCTCGCCAGGCATAGAAGGCCGCCGCTGTCCTCGCGGATCACCCCGTCCGCCCAGGCTCGGACATCCGCCATCCCGCGATCTTCGCAGTGTCCGTGATGGCATTTGTACCGCTGCGCTACCGGGACGTAGGCGGCTGCCGTGCGCGGGTCGATATGCTCTCCGGCCCACGGGCACTCGACCTCGAACCCCCAGCCGAACGTCATCGCCCGCCCGGCGCTCTGCACCATGCCACGCTCGCGGAACACTCGCAGGATCGGGTCTGCCTCGATTGCGGCCGGGTCGGGCATTACGTTGCCCACGCCGAGCCGTAGCTCAACCGGGACCACCTCGCCGACCCGTCTCTCGATCTCGATCCAGTCGGTATGCCGTACCCGACTGTCGGGCTGCCAATGCACCAAGCGCACCCGGAACCCAGCCTGCCCGAGAGCGGCCTTGAGGTTCGAGCCGCAAGGCAAGCGCACCAGGGTGGTCGGCTTGACCAGATTATCCCCTTTGCGGCCCAGGGCCTCGTAGAGCGCCCGCAGGAGGCCGCTAACCCACGCCCGGTCGGTGAGGGGGTCGATAAACCACCCCGCCTGATAATTGCCCGGCGAGGTCTCCAGGATGTAGCTCGGCGGGCAGCTCATCACCGCCTCGGCCCGCACCGGGTCGACCTTGACCCCCCAATCGTCGAGCACTACCGCGTAGAGCGCGGCAAAGTCATTCCCGCTCCGGCCGCCGCCGGGTTGCGGCAGGCTTACATCCCAATAGTTGTTTAATTCCGGCGACATCACCCGCAACACACTGGCTGCTGGGTAGGTGCGCCAATCGGGGTTACCACCAGGATCGCCGTGGAAATAGGCCACCAGGGCCTCACCCCAGCGCTCACCAAATACAGCCCGCAGGAATTGCTCGTTGGTAATCGGGGTGAGAGGCACAACTCGGCTGCTGGCGGGCATGGGGGTCCGCTCCCTCGCGCAGTAATGTGTGGGGGTGTGTCGTGTCGTGTAGGGCGCGTTTAGCCGCGCGCCATAACACTGCGCTTTTGATTGGTGGCGGATCAACGGGAAAAAGGCGCCCGCCCCCGCGGCGGGCGCTCTTGCTCTTTACTTTACAACAGTTCCTAACTGCGGCGGCGTGGCCGCGGTCGAGGTCGAGGCCACAGCCGTTAGGGCATTGATCCGCTGTGCGATATCGATCGCCAACTCCATCGGCACGACCTGGTCCATCTGTAGTCGGGCGTGCTGCGTCCCCGGCAGCATATTGATGCTCAACAGAGGCTGACGTGCCGTTGCAGTCTGTGCTGTCGCCGCGGGCTTACGTGCCACGCCGCGCGGCTGACGCTCTCGCGGCCTTGGCGGCACCAGCTCTTCGACCGGAATGCCGATCCCGTCGGCGAGCTTCTTCATGCTCTCCGGGTTGGGGTACGCCAGCCCCTTCATGTAGGCGCCCACCCGATCACGGTTCTTCGCCGCCATGGTCCCGCGACGGGTTTTCTCGGTCCCCCAGATCTGGCGCGCGAGCTGTGACGCTGACAAGCCAGACTGCGTCATGGCGGCGCACAACCGTTCGCTAAAAAGTTTTTGTGCCGCCTTCTTCTTGGCGCGATGTCTCGCTCGTTTTGCATTCCCGGCCCCCGATAACATTCGTTGTGCCGGGCTATCTTGCGCAGAGGCATTGCCTCGCTCAAGCAGTTTCTCACCACCTGACACGGCGGTACCGGTGTCGCTCATTGGGGTAGCCCTTTCCTCTAGACAGCGTCACCCACGGACCTACCCACAGGTACCTGTGGACACATGTTGTATGCCACGATTTTAGGCATGACACAACAACCTGTGTAGAGGATCACTAGAATTAGCTAGTCATCTCTAGTCTCCCCATATTAATTGGGACCGCGACCGCCTGTGCCCTGTCCACGTTAGGCGACACATCTTGTGTCAAGCAGGAAGCATCCCCTGCCCTACCCACAACGGCTGGTGTCGGGTATTCGCCCTACACCACCCCCGCGTTTTACGCAGCCCCCTTACCCGGGCCGCGAAATACGGATCTGTGTCGGCCAATGTTGTGTTAGTTTTTCGTAGCCGCGAAGCGTGCAGCGCCACGCCGCGCAAGAGGGGCTGTGAGCCCCCAGATATAAGAAAACCACCTCGAACGGGAGGAAACCTCGATGTTAAACTTCGACACGGCCGGCCTCTTTCGCGTGTTTGGCGGCCCGGCGGGCCTGCTGAAGGAGATAGACCGTTGGCAGCCCGGGCTCCCACTTAATTACGGTCAGGTCGCCATGTGGTCGGGGCGTCGCGTTCCGACAAAGTGGATGCCCACAATCATACACATCCTCGAAAAAACCGGGCACTCGTGCAGTGAGTTTTTGATCGATGACGACGAGCTAGGTCTGATGCCGCCCCCGCCCCCGAGCAAGGGCAAAGGTACGAATGCGCGTCCTCGGGGTTGACCCCGGCGCCAGTGGTGCGCTCGCGATGCTCGACACCGATCTCGGCGCCCTGGTGGTGTGCGACATGCCATCGATCCTGATCAAGGTCGGCACCCATCACCGCCGCCAGATCTCCGAGTTTTGGCTGGCGGACATCGTCAGGGTTTACGAGCCCGACGCGGCCTGGATCGAGCGTGTTCACGCCCTGCCAAAGCAAGGCGTGACCTCGTCCTTTTCGTTTGGCCTGTCCTACGGGCTGGCGCGCGGCGTGTTAGCCGCGTCAGCAGTGCCGGTGACCCTGGTCACGCCCAACGAGTGGAAACGTTCCTTCCGCCTTGGCCCGGACAAGGCGGAAGCCCGGGTGATCGCCTCGCGCCTGTTCCCCGCCAATGCCGCCTGTTTTACCCGTGCTAAGGACGATGGCCGGGCCGAGGCGGCATTGTTGGCGCTGTTCGGGGCGCAACAGAACCCTTAGAACTAACAACGCCGGCAGGATTGGGCCTGCCGGCGCTGCCGAAAGGAGAGTGTGATGGGTAGAAGCCATCTGCTGCTCCGGGTACGTATTGTGGTGATCTGGCGTATTCGCGTCAAGATTATCCGCAAGACGTAACCGGAGAGGGCCGGCCCGCGAGGGCTGGCCCGTTCCTTTTAGGCATGTAGTGTCGCGTGCGTTTTCTCGCTTGACACGCCCCGAGACACCCGCACACATTAGCCCCCGTTAACCAAGACTATACCCACAGGATACCTACATCTTGTTGGGTGCGGGGGTTTTATGTCCGCAGCCGCTCTCTCACTGCTCCGGGATTATCAGGCGCAAGGCATCGCCTGGCTGTGTACGCAACTACAAGACCACAGAGCCGTGCTGCTGGCCGACGAGATGGGCCTTGGCAAGACCCTGCAGGCCTTGCTCGCCGCCGCGCAGCGCGACGCCAGGCGTGTGCTGATCGTCTGCCCGGCCGGGGCGCGGCGTGTCTGGCTGAACGAGATTAAACGCTGGCTGCCGAGCTGGGCCGACCGAATTGTCCTGGTCGAGCCGGGCTACAAACTCACCACCGTCAAGACCTGCCTCGATCGGCAAACCTTCGTCCTGATCGTCGGCTATGATGAGTTCTCCGACCGCACCAGCCAACTGGCCCACCATTTGCGCGCTCGGCGGTTTGACCTGCTGATATGCGACGAAGCGCATTACCTGAAGAACCAGAGTAACCGTACCCAGGCGCTCTACGGGCACCGCGGCTCTGGGAGGGGGGTCCAGTCTGCCGCGGCAAAGGTGATCCTCCTAAGCGGGACACCAACCCCCAATCACGCCGGCGAACTGTGGCAGCACTATCGGACTTTCTGGCCCGAGGCGGTGAAGAACAATGCCGGCCGGTCCTTGAGCCAGATCGAGTTTGAAGACCGCTTCACCCGCTATCGGGATACGCCTTTCGGGCGCCAGGTGACCGGCTCAAAAAACCAGACGATCTTGCGGCATGCGCTGCGAGACAAGATCCTGCGCCGTCGCAAAGACGAGGTGTTGGCCGAGCTGCCGCCGCTCGTCCTGCAGGATATCCCGCTAGCCGGGCCGGGCCAGCCAGCCAGTTGGCTGAGCGGGCTCAAACCCGAAACCCGAGCGCTGGCGGCGAAGCTCCATTACGCCGCCGAGCACGCCTCCGACAACGAATTGCTGAAGACATTACGCAACCCCGATACCGCGGCCGCTACCGTGCGCCGCGAGTTGGGGTTGATGAAGGTCCCTGCGACCATCCGGTGGGTAGAGGAGCGTCTCGCCTCGGCCGACAAGCTCCTGCTCTTCGCCTGGCACCACGAGGTGATCGACCATCTGGCTCGGGGGCTCGCCGAGTTCGCCCCGGTGATGGTCACTGGCAGGTCGACGCCCAATGCCCGCGCCTTGGCCGTCCAGGACTTTCAATCCAACCCCGGAACCCGGGTATTCATCGGCCAAATCCTGGCGGCTGGGACCGCGATCACCCTGACCGCGGCCTCCGAGGTCGCGATTGTCGAACCGAGCTGGGTCCCCGGCGAAAACCTCCAGGCGATCGCCCGGGCACACCGGTTGGGCCAACGCGACATGGTCCTGGGCAGCTTCCTCTACCTGCCTGGCACGCTCGACGAGCGGATCATGCGGGTGTTCCGCCGCAAAGCGGCCGAGATCAGCGAACTCCAAGGAGATACTGAAGATGCAAGCGCAGCTTAACGTTACGTTCGATCTGGACACCGCCGCGGGGCGTGCGGAGTTCCAGCGGATGCTTCATCTGACGGCACAGCCGGACGAGCGGCAGGACATGCCAGCGGCGTCAGACCTGCCGGCAGGCCCTGCCGAGCCGGGTCAGGCTGCGGCGACGCTCACCGGCCGCCAGGCGGCGGCGGCTAAGGCTCGTGCCGCCAAGGCTGCCAAGGCTGCAGCGCCCATTGAGAATGGCGAGGACCTCAGCGGCCCAGCTAACGGGCACGACGAGGCGGAAGATATCGGCCTCACCGATCCCGGTATGTCGCCGGCCGAGGCTAAGGAGGCCGCTCTTGGCCTGGTGCGCGAGATCTACGCCGCCGGCAAGGTGGCGGAGGTGAAAGCGCTGCAGAAAGCCTGGGCGATCGCAAAGTTCTACGACGTGCCCGACGCGAAGGGGCACGAGTTCTATCAGCAGGTGATGAAGCTGGCGCACGAGACCGGTCTGCGAAAGTAGTCCGGTGACCGCGTCAGCACGTCATGCGAGCGAGCGAGCATGACCGAGCACTCGCTCTTGGGGGCGTCGAGCGCCCATCGCTGGTTGAACTGCCCGGGGTCTTTCAGGCTGTCGCAGACCGCGCCGCACCGGCCGTCCTCGGTTTACGCCGCAACAGGCACCCTGGCGCACGAGTTGATCGAAACCGGCGTGCGGGACGGGAGCTTTCGCTGCGACGAGAGCCGCCGCGATCATGTTCTGCTGCGCGACGATCACCTGATCAAGATCGACCGGGACCTGATCGACGGCGTCAACCTGATGCTGGGCTATCTTCACCCGCTCAGGGTCAGGTCGACCTGGTCGGGTGTCGAGTTTCGCGTCGACCTGGCCGAGTATTTCCCGATGCCCCCTTCTGTGCCGGTGTTCGGCACGGTCGACGCCGCGGCCCTCGTGGGCAAAACCCTTGAGGTCATCGACTACAAAAACGGCTCTGGCATCACGGTCGACGCGGCCCTGAACTCGCAACTGCTTTTCTATGCTGCCGGGGTTTTGCCGTATCTGCGGCAGGATTTTGGCAAGATGCCGCCGCTCCGGCATATCAAGCTCACCATCGTGCAGCCGCACGCCCCAGGGGTCGCCCCGATCCGCTCCTGGGAAATCGATGTGGTCGATCTCTTGATGTGGGTGGACGAGGTGCTCGTCCCCGGAGTGGAGGCCTGCGCCCAGCCGGACGCGCCGCTCAACCCCGGCTCCTGGTGTCGGTTCTGCCCGGTCTCGCACGCTTGTCCCAAGCTCATGGCCGACGCTCTTGAGATGGCGAAAGCCGAGTTCGACGACGACCGGGTGCCTGACGATGTCAGCGAACTGGCTCGCGCGCTCGACACTGCCGAGCGGGCCGAGTTGTGGGTCTCTCGCATTCGCGAGTTCGCGATCGACCAACTGCAACACCAGATCCGCATCCCTGGCTGGGGTCTGGTCCCGACCCGCCCGACCAGAAAATGGCTCGCCCCCGACGCTGATATCGTCCGCCGGTTGGTCGACCTCGGTGTCGATATCGAAGAGGTCTGGGAAGAACGGGTGCGCTCGCCGGCGCAGATAGAAAAACTGCTCCACCGCAGCCGCAAGGGCCGGGCGATCTGGGACAAGGCCCAGGCACTGGTCGAAGCCCGGTCGTCGGGGGTCAAGCTAGGGCGCGACGCCCACGCCGACGCCCGAGAGGATTTCCTCGATGAATAGCCCGGACGGTGTCGCTCTCGCCGAGGACCGTTTTCGGCTGGCGCGTCCGGCCATCGAAAGCCGGCCCTGCCTGAAACCTTTGCGCCCGGTGGTCTGGGTCACGACCGAGACACTGAGCCGAGACCCGGCCAAACGCTGGCAGGACATGGGCTACGGCGTCTTCTGTCTGGTGGGTGAGTGATTTAACCAAGGAGACCTAGCCACATGGCTGCCAGTGTTCGTACCCCGATCGGGGTCTTGAGTTTCCCCAATCTGTTTTCGCCCCGTCCACGCGCCCCCGGCGGCGAGCCCGTCTACCAGTGCTCGATCCTGTTCAACGAGGCCGCGCAAAAGGACCCGGCTTACCAGGGGCTGCGCAAAGCCGTAGCCGAAGAGATCGACGACAAGTGCGGCACCGGTAAGTCTCAGGACCGCCAGTTCATGGCAGGGCTGCGCTCGCCGTTCCGGCCGACCGCGGAGAAAGCCTATCAAGGCTACGATATCCCCGGCGGCATCTTTATCTCGCCCTGGACAAAGTCCAAGCCGGGTCTGGTTGACGCGGTGCGCAACGAAATCCTGGTCGCGGAAGACATTTGGGCCGGCCAGTTGGTGCGGGCGACGGTCAGTCCGTTCTATTACAACACCAGCGGCAACCGCGGCGTGTCGTTTGCCTTGAACAACCTTCAGGTCTGCAGGACGGACGGTCCTCGGCTCGATGGCCGGCGCGCGGCGTCGCAAGATTTCGACGACTATACCGGCGCCGGCGCAGCAGTGATGGAAGACAGTGAACTCCCTTTCTGATGGGTGGTTCTGGGCGGCCCTGCTGGGGCTGCTCTTCGTAATCGGAGGCAGCATTGTCTTCTAGCCGCTCCGAGGTCGGCCCGAACGCAGGGGCCACCAGTACGAAGACGCTAGCACTGCGGGACCGGCCGTCGCTAACCAAAGTGCAGTTGCATCGAGTGAGAACCATGCGGCGGGCGGGGACACCTATGCCGGCAATCGCGGCGGCGCTTGGCGTACCGATCCTCAGCGTGGTTCACGGAGTTGAAGGCATGAAAAGCAGGCACGAGAACCCGCCGCGGGCTTGTCTCAATGTCAGCCTTGCTGCCCGCGATTGGTTTCAGTCGAGGCAGTTCCCGGGCGAAGCGATGTGGCAAACGGTTAACCGCGTGCTCGGAATTTCGTAGAGGGAAGGAACCATGACTAACGCTCTAAACGCTGAAAAACTTCGCTGCTCCGCGTGCGGTCTGGTCGCGGCGTGCGACTGCGGTGCTGAATACGTCTCTGCCAGTGCTTATGCCCGTATAGCGCTGACACGTAACCCTGAGAAATCGAACCGGGCATTGGCTGCTGAAGCCGGGGTCGATAAAAATACAGTTCGAAAAATACGCTTAGGTGGTGATTTTTCACCACCTGACGCTAGTGCTGAAAAGGTTGTCGGGATCGACGGCAAGTCATATCCCGCGCAGCGCAGGAAAAAGACGCCATCGATGGACCTACCCTTTAAAGATCAGCCCGAAGTGCAGCGGTTTATGAAGGCGCTGTTAAAGCTCTCGTGGGAGCAGAAGCTATATCTCTGGGATCATGTTCTGCCGAAATACCATCCTCGTGGAATACAGGAGACCGGTCATGGCAAGCAGACGCGTATTTCCTAAACGGATCAAATACGAAATAACGCAAGATGATATCGATTTGTCGACACCGACTTGCGAGAATTGTCCACACGCTCGGGCTCTTAAACGCCACACCGGTAGCAAGCGGGTTCGTGTTTACGGCGGTCGTGTCTCGATCATCGGTAGTGACACTTATCGTTACTACTATAGCACACCGAGCTATGTTCACGAGTTTGAAGTAGCGCGGGATCAGGTCGGGCGTGACGCCTGTAATCCCGGTTTTGCTGTGATCAACTATATTGAACGCACCAAGATTATGGCGTCAGTGCGACAAGACCAGATCAACAAGAACCGCCAGGTGCGCGCAGCGCGGCAACTTGCTACAGGCGATACCGTACTTCCATACCGTACCAGAACAGGAACCGCGACAGGGTTAAGATCGGTGGCCTAGTAGATAATGCGCCTGGTTCTCGACCTTGAAACTACCTCTACCGCCGACCTGCGCAAAACGGGTGCGCACGCCTACGCCGAGCACCCTGACACCAAAATCACCGTGCTGTGCTACGCGATCGACAACGCCCCGGTCGAGACCTGGCTTTCAGGCCCTCCACCGGGCCGGTTCATCGACGCAATTCATGCCGACGCTGTCGTCGTGGCGCACAACTATTTGTTTGAGCACAATCTTTACCACCAGACCCTGGTGCCCCGAGGCTGGCCCGTAATCCCGCTGGCGCAGTGGTCCTGCACGATGGCCCGCTCCCTGGTGGCCGGCTATCCCGCCTCCCTGGATCTCGTCGGCCGAGCGATCGGTCTGACCCAGCGGAAGGACCATGGCGCCCGGGATTTGATGCTCCGGTTCGCCCGGCCGCGCAGCCAGGGGCCGCTCGTCTGGTGGCACGAGAGCGACCCGGTGCGCTTTCAGGCGCTCCAGGACTACTGCAAGCAAGACGTGCTCGCCGAGCGCGAACTGGACCGCAAGCTCCCCGAACTGAGCCCGCGCGAGCGCCAGGTGTTCGAACTGGATCACGCCATCAATCAGCGCGGCCTCGGCGTCGACCACCATCTGGTCTACGAACTGGCGGTGCTGGCAGATACCGCCCGGGGCGACCTCACCAGAGAGATCGTGCGACTGACGGGCGGCCGGGTGCGTAGCCTGGGTCAGGTGGCGCAGTTACGGGACTGGCTAAAATCTCAGGGCGTCGAGATGCCGGATCTGCGCCGCGCGACGGTGCAGGCGCAGCTCGCCGATCAAACCCTCGTAGGATCGCCTAGGATCGCGCTACAGGCCAGGTTAGACGCCAGCCGGTCATCTACCGCCAAACTGACGGCAATCGCGTCTGCGCGCTCCTGTGACGGCCGGGTGAGAGGTACGTTCCAATACTATGGGGCGGCCAGAACCGGCAGGTGGGCCGGGCGCCGGCTGCAGCCGCAAAATCTTTTCCGCGGGTCGATCCGGGATGTACCGGCCGCGTTGCGGGTGATCCGCGCCGGGGCTGCGCCCGAGGATCTGGAATTGCTGTTCGAGGATAGCGCCCTCGGGGTGATCGCGAGCTGCCTGCGGTCGACGATCACGGCGGGGTCGTCACAGCGCCTGGCGATCGCCGATTTCAGCCAGATCGAGGCGCGCGTCTTGGCCTGGCTCGCCGGGCAACAGGACGCGCTCGACGTGTTTCGAGCGGGTAAGGATATCTACGTATCCACCGCCGCCAAGATTGGTTCCAGCAATCGCACCCTCGGCAAGCTTCTAACGCTTAGCTGCGGCTTCGGCATGGGCCACCTGAAGTTTCAGGCAACAGCCCTGACCTACGGCGTGGTTTTGAGCGAGACCGAGGCCGAGGCCGCGGTCAGGGCTTGGCGCGAGGTAAACCATCACATCGTGACCTTGTGGTGGGAAAGCCATCGCGCCCTGCTACGGGTCCTGCGCGCTGGCCCGGGCGCGCAGGAGCAGGTCAGCCAAATCACCTTCATCCACCGTCCAAGGGCGCTCCTGGCGCGGCTGCCGAGCGGCAGGCACTTGGTCTACCGCCATCCCCGGATCGAATTGAACGAGCACGGCTATGACGAGGTCACCTACATGGGCTCGCTTGGCGGCAACTGGACCCGGTTGCGGGCGTGGGCTGGCCGGACCGTCGAAAACGTGACGCAGGCAGTCGCCCGGGACGTGATGGTCGAGGCGATGCTGCGCCTCGTGGATCTCCCCCTGATTGCCACGATCCATGACGAGTTGATCACCGAAGTGCCGGAGAGTGAAGCGGACGGAACCCTGGCTCGCATGCTGGCAGCGATGCGGCAGACGCCAGCATGGGCGCCCGGATTGCCGATCGATGCTGCCGGATTTGTTGTCAGCCGATACCAGAAGGGCTGAGGGCATCTAGAACCGCCGCAACGGGTGCAACTGCTCCCTCGTCGGTAAGCCGGTCCCCGTCCCCGCCGCGCCCTCCCTTCTCGCATGCAGACTTTCTTCCTGGCGTCCGCTGTGGGCGGACGCAACGCGCGCGTCTAGCGCGCTCCGCTTTGCCTTTTCCGCCAGGCACCAAGCGAGAAGATCTGGCGGGAGGGCGCAGCCTGGCTGGTCCGGTCGAGGCCCCCAAGTTCCGTTCGGCAGCCAGAAGTCGTCACGCACCCAGTTCTCGGCGCGCCGCTGATCTTGGTCGTCCGGTGCGAGGGCTTGGCGCATAGCTCGACGAGAACGCCGCGCCGTAAGGGGGGTAAGGGGGGTTATATCTTCTTCTAAGTATACTTCGGTACCCACCGTGGGTACGGCAGGCCTCACGGTAGGTACACTCCCTGTATCCACAGCAGGTACACCTTCCTTGGCAATCTTGGCGCCGGTGCCCGTACCCACGGTGGGTACAGCCGCTGTACCCACCGTGGGTACAGCGGCCGGCCTCCCGCGGACCGGCAAGAACCGCTTGTCGACCGTGTAGGTGTAGCCGCCGCCCTTGCGTGGAACGCGAATGACGTAGCCGAGCGCAAGGATCTCCTCGACGTTGCGCTGTACCCAGGAGAGCGGCTGGTCGCACTCGACAGCAAGCTGGCGCAGCGAGGGCCAGCAAAGTCCGTCAAAGCCGGCAAAGCTGACGAAGATCTGCATGAGCCACTTGTGCCGCAGCTCTAGCGGGCGAAGGGTAGCGATCGGTATGGCGGTAAATTTGAGCATGCTCTGTCCCCTGGTTGGGCACTCGGCCCGACCCTGGGAGAGGCGGCTCTGAAGGCGCACGTCGCCACGGCAAGAAAGTGCTTGCAAAGCGACGGGCTGTAGGGGATGATCTGGCTGTCACGTAGATCTTCCCCAAGATGCTTTCAGAGCCCGTCTTCCAGGACGGGCTTTGTGCTGTGTGGCTTGGCTAGCGGTATCCCCCGAACATCTCGGCGGCGATACTGCGGCATTTGATCGCGCTATACAACATCTAGTTGATGGGAAAACCCAGTCCGCCAGGGGTGGCGTCCGTTTTTGGCCTCTCCTCGGGAATGCGGCCCCGGCGATCGAGCCGCTAGTTTGGCCGACTCACCTCGGTAAGCGGCCCCATCCTGGCATTCATTGCCTGGAGGAAGCTGTCCGCCATAATGTCGATTGTAGGTTCGTCGGCGGCAACCATGACGCACATGTCATCGCCAATATCTCGATTGACGATCATTGCGACAAAAACCCAGAGCGGTGTGCCCGTCACATTTACCCGGAAGACATCGGTTGCGCTGCTGGCGCCTGACTTCGGGTCGCGTCGCAAATTTGCTTTGAGCAGGGGGTAGGCGGCATTTGCCCATTTGGCCACTCCGGGCCTAAGCGCGAGACGAGCGCCTTCTTGGTCGTGGATGGCAGCGTGAAAGGCCCATTTCACGGCTAATTTGAGTTGTGCCGCCATAGCTCAGCCATCCATTTGGGCGTTAACCATCATTCTGTATTGACGCGCGCGCGAGGCCGCATCAAATCAACGCCCGCGCCGCACGATACGCCAGCCGCCGGCAAGCAGGATGTTCACCGTGATCCAGGCACCGGTCGAGAGGTCGCGGCGATGGCAGACCGCCAGGCCATCATCGTTGACACTCTGGGCGCCCTCGACCTCGTGCATGGTGCTGAGATCAACGAGGATGTGGTCGCTGTCTACTGCGGGTATCGGGACACTCCCAGGAAATGAATGGGCCTGATCAAGACGAAGAGCGAGCCCTGAGGATCGAGCTGATGAAAACCCAGATCGATAAAAATCGGCTGGACCTGGATCGAGTACGTCAGGAGATGCGCTGGGAACCCTGGAAAGCCTTGGCCGGGATAGCGGTAGCGACAGCGGCAATGGCGGGGCTCATGCTCGCCGTCGCACGCTTGATGCAATGACCCCGATAACGCTCGACGACCTACATAACGACCTCGTAGCCCTCCGGCATGAGCTGAAACTGACAGAGGCGAGGCTGGAGGCAAAAATAGACAGCAAGCCTTCCTTGATGGCAATGTTTACCGGCATCGTGATCGTGGTCTTCGGTATGTTTGGCGTCGTCGCATCGACCATAGCAACGCTACATACCATCGGGATTATTAAGTAAATGGCGTACTTACTTACGCTTCTTGTACTACTGCCGGCCTTGCTGTTGTTGCTGAGGATGGCGTGGGAGTTACGATTGTTCCGCTGGGCCGTGCCTGCGACGATGCTTTATACGATTATTCATATCGTTGTTTCTGCTTCTTAGATATACCCCGGCGGCAAGCGCCTGCCGGGCGTCCACGCGGGATCGTCTGAGGTAACCACCCCGTTTTGCGGCGGCGCCAGGAGACCGGGCATCACCGAACGCAACACTGCACTGTCGCGCGCGGACAATTCCCCGCCATAGCCGGGGGCGGATGTCGCCGGGTCTTGCATGCCCAGCCGTCGCTGGTGCATCGGCGAATTGGCCCGAATGGCTTCATCAGCCGCGAGAGCGCGCCTGCGTGCTAAAAGATTTTCCGTCATCTTGGCACCGGCCCCCGACGCAGGGGCAAGAACGGAACCGACCAGCGTTGATGTTAGCGGATCGTTGCCGCTGACGAGGCTGGTCAGATACCCGAGAATACCGCCCCCGGCCGAGGTCGATTGTGCGCCAAGTCCGCCGCCGCCACCGAGAAAATTGGAACCCCAGCGTAAGGTGTTTTGCGGCAGGGTGCCGCTGCCGATGCGGTGCAGCATGTCGAGTTCGGCGTCGGAGTACCCAAGGACGTTTTGTTCGTTTCCGTAGAAAGCCTTAGCGCGTTGCCTCAGCCGGTTGTCCAGGTTCATCCCGGAATTGGACGCTGCAGCGTCTTGCTGTGCCCTCTCCAGGATACCGCTGGTGTGGCGATCAAGCTCTCCGGTGATAGCGTTAGCGCGTTGCCCGGCGCCCCAGTTGCCGCGGGCTTGCTCTAGAATATTTGCAATCTCGGGGGTGCTGATCGTGCCGCCGGTTAACGCCGCGGGATCCGCCAGCAACTGATCGATCCGCTTGATCGCTTGGGCTGCAACGGCACGGTTCTGCTTATCCGGCCCCATGACCGCATCCATCAAGGTTTCGCGGTGCGCCAGGAGGGTGTTAGTATCGACGTTGGTACCGGGCGGGGGCGCCATGTTGGCGACGGTGCCGCGGGCTTCCGAGGCGACATCCCCAACTCTTCCCTGCCGCGCGTATTGCGCTGCAAGGTCGTTGGTCATCTGACTCACCGCGCTACCTTGCGCCTCCGCCCCGGTCCCGCGGACTAGATCGAATTGGGTGTCGCCGGTTTGCTGGAGCTGCTTTGCGGTCGGCGGCCTCAGCATCGAAGCACGCCCGGCGATACTGGCGGGGGAGGTTGGGCTGAGGAGCCAGGCTGCTTCCTGTGCACGTTTTGCCAATCCCGGATCGGTGCGCCCGGTGGCGGGATCAAACACCGGCTGTTTGCCGGTCCATACGTCTCCGCCCGCGGTAAAGGTGCTCTTGGCTGCATCCCAGATTGCTGCCGGCAGCCCGGCGCCCGGATCAAAGTAAGTCTCACCTGCTGCGTTTTTTGAAAAAGGCAAAACCGACCCCGAATAGACCGGCTGCTTGCCCACCCCGTGGATAAGGGCGCGGTTGTCCACGATGGCGTTTTGCTCGGCAGGCGACATCTCCCAGAAATTACCCGGCACCGGTACTTCGCGGCCATTGATAATCGCGGTAGTGGTTGGCCCCATGTCGGCCATAGCTATCTCCTATCGTCCGGGTGGGCGGGAGAACTTGTTGCCACCCGGGGTCTGCCCCTGTTGCCGGGTATAGGTCTGTGGCTCGTCAACGGTTTGTCTGATGCCGGCCGTAACGCTCGGGTCGATGTTGCGGGCATTAGCGTTGTGCTCGCGGATCTTGTCGAGGCCGTAGCGGTTGAGTATCTCCAGCCCCTGCCGGATGGTTTCGGCGTCGAGCGTGTTATCGATCGACATTTTATTGGCGAAGGCCAGGTCTTTATCGGAGGCCGATCCCGGCTGCGCCCTGACCGCTTCTGCCGCATCGTGCATGCGCTGTAGAGTAAAGAGCTGGGTGTTCTGGATACGCTCTTTATCGTCCTTACCGCCAATGCCGAAGACCCGCGATAGGTTCAGTGCGAGGTTGGCGTCCCAGCCGGTATAAATGCCGCTGTCGAGTAATCGCAGGCTTTCGTTGTTTATCTTGATCTGCTGCGCCGCCGCCTGCGCCGCATCACGCTGCTTGCCAAAAGCTGCAGCCGCGTTTGTGCCGATGGCTTTTTCTGTTTCGGTAACGATCGGCGCGCCGACGATATCGCCGGGGCGTGGCGGCCTGTCCGATGCGGCACCCGGGCCGCCTTGCGCCTCCAACCGTTTATTGTAATCGTAAACCGACATTTTTTGTGTAGTGCGTCGGCCGTCCGGGCCGATAACCGTCGCTTCAGTCAGAGTGTTTTTTGCCCTCGCCTCCTCCTGCTGCGCGGCGATCTCGCCCGGCGACAGAAACGGCTTACTAGCCAGCGACCCCGCCTGCGGAGCACCCGGCGCCTGCGGAGCACCCGGCGCCTGCGGAGCACCTGCCGCCGCACCTGGAGCGCCTGCCGCCGCCGGGCCGAACTTGCCGGGGATGCCCAGTTCCGGCACCGCCAAACCGTTGGCCGCCCTAACCCTTTGTTCGCGCGTTCCCTGTATGGTCACCTTGCCGCCCTTGCCGTCATCCACCAGGATCTCGGCCGGGTCCAACCTCGCGGCGCCGAGCATTTCGGCCTCTTTATTCGCGCGATCGAGGGCCGCCTGGTACTGCTTGCCGGCCATATCGTAAGGGAAGGTGCCGGCGGCTTTGGCCGCTGCTTCCGGCCCGACAAACGGCAGACCAGCGCCGCGTGTCGCAGTCTCGATCATCCCCTTATATGCCGGACTGCCCTGTAATACCGATAAGAGGGAGCCGTACGGATTGCCCATGCCGAGCGCCTCGGCGGCGGCGTTGCGCTGCGCCAGCATTATTAAGAGCTGGTTCATCGCCTGCGGGTCGACCCCCGGTACGGTCGGAACCGGCGGCATGCCGGGCACGCCTCCAGACGCACCGCCGCCGGGGCTGTACTGCGCCCGCCTGAGCATGCTGGCCGGCAGGCCGCGACCGGATGGGATAACCGTATCGAGGTTGGTGGCTGGGGCACCGGGGCCGCCGCCGGGTAGAAAGTCCCCTGGAGCTTGCCCGAGCGGCACTTTCGGCAGCTCGTTAGTCATTTGGATCGGCGGCGTGTCGGGCCGTCGCAGTGTCGGGAATGGCGCGTTCTGCAAAAGCCAGTCGTCCCCAGCCGCGGCCGTGCCGTTGTAGCTGGCGGGCGTCGCGCGCGGGCCGCCGGGGCCGCTCGGCAGCACGATATCGGGGCCGCCGCTGCTCCCTCCGCCGCCGCTGCCGCCCCCGGTCAGTTGCGCCAATGCCGAGAGGCTATCGCTGCCGCCCTCGTCGGCGGTATCGCCGGGGCTTTTGAACATCTGCATCAGCGCCTGCAGTGCCTGCAGTTGGCCACCGCCGTCCCCGCCATCGGACGGCAGAACGATATCAGCGGGGCGCTCGCCGCGGGAGGATGCGCCGGCATAGCCGATGGCTTTCGCCAATGCGGGGTTGAAGGCGGCCCAAGGCTGCGCGCCGCGCTCGCTATAGAGCTGCTCCGCCACCGCCCGCTGCACGTCCTTGGGTGCCGCCATAGCGGTCGGGTATTTTCCCAGATCTACCCCGGCTTTGGGGGCGGTGTCGCGCCAAGTGGAATTGGTGATCTGGTAGTAGCCCTGCGCGCTGGAGACGTCGGGCGAGACGATGCCCTGGTGGATATTTCGCCCGCCGCTCTCGTAGCGCTCAACCGTATCCAGGATATCCCCACCCGCCGCTCCAGGGCTGCTGCTGGCGGCGGCCAGGGTAGGGGGGCGCATCCCGTTTGGTGCGCCTCCGTAGCTGGCAAGCGACAGAAAGCCCGCGTTAGGGTCACCGAGGCTGGATCGCCGCGGGATCACCTGGTCCGGCGGCCCACCGCCACCGGCGCGTTGACTCGCCACAAAATCCTCGATGGTGCCTTGACCCCCTTGTGAACGGCTCTGTATCCACAGAGCCCGCTCGGCCGGTGTTGGCGGGCCGGACAAGGGCGGCGCCGCGCCGGTGGCGCCGGGGGTATCTCGAGGGATCCCCCACAGTCTGGCAAGATCATTATCATCAGGGGCGGGGGTGGCACTAGGGGCCGGCGGCGGCGTGGTGGGGCCAGCGGTGGAAGGGCCGGGCGGCATTGTCGGGGCGGCGCCTCCGTTAATCCGCGCCATCAGTGCAGCCTGTTCGGCTAGAGCAGCAGGACTAAATAGCTGATCGCGGAGTTTGGCCTTGGACTGTAGCTCCCTGATCTGCCCCGCCGTCATCAAGCCCTTTAGCGCCTCGTCTTCATGGCCCGCGAGAGCACCGGCGGCCCGGCCTAACGCCGAACCGATACCGCCGGTTGGCATGAGCGATGGCTTGGCAGCCTCGGCAAAAGCCCCGGCCATGCGCAGAAGGCCCTGGCCCATCTGCTGGCTGCGCAATGCGGCGCGCTGTTTGTCGTTCAGCAGATCCCCGTACAAGGCATACGGATCGCCGCCGCCGAGAAGGCCCTCGAGAAATGCCATCGCCCCGCCCTCCCCGTTACTCTTGCTCGGCTGGCTCTTTGGCCGGCGGCAACCCTGCGGGGCGCGTCTGCGCCCCTGGGAGCTGCGCCTCCAGTTCCTCGATGTATTGCAGCGCGAGGTAGAGCTGCTCGCGTAGGTTGGCGTAATCGCTCATCGCGCCCTCACTTCTTTGCCGGCTTGGTTTCGGGCTTCTTGTCCGCGTCCGGTGCTGGCATCCCCGGCATGTCAGGCAGGGACCGGCTCTCCGCCTCGTGTGCCTGCGCCTGTTGCCGGTGCGTCTCGGCAGCGCGGGCATGCCCCGGCTGGTTGGCCGGGTTGCGATCGGCCTCCTGCTGGTGGATCTGCGCCGCTTGGCTATGCGCCTGCGCCGTCAGGTGATGGCTTTCGCGGTGGTCCGGGGTCTGGCCGATCGGCTGCCCCGGGATGGGTGGCGTCTGACCCTGCACCGGCGCCGGGACATATCCCGGGGTGGAGGCAGGGGAGAGGCCGGACTGACCGCGAGCGCCGCCGCCGCCGCGGAAATCGCCTTGCCGCATCTGCACCAGGGTTTGCTTTGCGGTCTCGGTCTTTTTGCGGCTGTTGTCCTCAACCTTCTTGCGGATCGCCTCCGATTGCGCTTCCGAGGGTTTGATACCCTCCATCTCCGCCTCGTGGATCACCCGCTCCTCCGGCGGCGTCTGGCTGTCGAGCAGGGCCTGCTGCGCCTCGTGCCACTCGGCCTGCGTGCGCGCCATCCCCAGCGCCGGCTCCGGCTTGGGGTCGGGGTTGCGCTTCTGAAACCGCTCCAACCCCATCGGCCGGCCGCCGGGGCGGTCCTGCTGCGGGCCTTCCGGGCCTTCCGGTACGTCCGGCATGTCCTGAGTTTGGGTTTGCTGTGCGTTCATCGCCTATTCTCCTCTCGGGGGGCTCGCGGCCCTCGGTTGGTGTCGGCGGCGTCAATCTCCGCCTCGGCCTGATGCCAAAATTCATTGTCCCGCCCGTTCGGTGTCCCGGCAGCGAGCCACAACTGATGGGCTCGCTGCCGGATCCGCTCCTCGCGGTGCGTCGTGTCGCCATTACTCACTGCTAACGCCTCCTTCGTCCGAGGCTTCTGTCTCGGACTGTGTCTCTTGCCTCGGAGGCAGTTGCGCCTCTAGCTCCTCGATGTATTCCAGCGCCAGCCGGTGCGCCTCCCAAAGGGTGCCGTAATCACTCATCGCCCCTCCTCCAGTACCGCGACGCGGGCGGCCAGCTCCTTGCACGCATTGATCAGCAGATACACGGCATGGGTCGGCGTCAGGGTCTGCACTGAGACACCGTCAAACTCTGTCTCCCCGACCATTTCCGGCACCACGCCGGCCACCTCGGAGGCCATCAGCCCGTAGCTGCGCCCCGGCCACGGCGTCTCGTCGGTGTAATCAAAGCTGCGTGGGGTCAGGCTCAAGAGCGCCCCCAACCCGGCGTAGTAAGGCTCTACGTTCCGCTTCAGCCGGTCATCCGAGATCACCGCCCATGAGCCACTCTGGTTGTACGTGCCGATTGAGTCAAAACGCGCGTAGTTTGAGAACCCGCCGCGCGACTGAAACAAATGCACATTGTTTTGGTATGAGTTATTACCGTTGGTGTACAACGTAATGTTGGAGCCGCCGGGGTCCGACAGTTGCGTGTAGGTAGCGCCCGCATCCATAAACCCGAACGGTGCGCCGCGTAGGTTGTATGCTGCCGCGTTAACGGCGTTGTTGCTGCTGATGCTGTTGGCGGTCAGCAGGTTGGCGCTGCAGGTACCGCTGACGGCAACGGTAGAGGCATTGAGCGTGCCGAAAACGTCGCCCCCGTTGGTGGTCACATGGTTGGCGGTTAAGGTGTTGGTAATATCAGCGATGCTGGCGGTAAGGGTGCCGCCGGCGCTAATGTTGTTATTGCTGACAATCGCCCCGGCGGTAAGCGTATTGGTAACAGTGGCAACGCCGGCGGCAAGGGTGCCAGCAACGCTCATCCCGCCGTTGCTGTTTACC